CGCAAGATATCCTGGCGATATTCCGGATCAAGATCCGATTCAGATGAAAAGAACCCGGTTTCAGTCAACTTCAAAAGGACCTGGCTTTGACCGGTCTTTGTCGAGGCTGCGCCGGATGACAACTCCAATCTGACATCGGTATTGTTGCGAAGATCTGCGCCTTTAAACGCCACGGCCTTGGCCCGGCCGCCTTGGTCGGGAATCTTAATTAACCGTTCTTCGGTGTAAACCTCCTGGGCTAAAATCAATTGTTTGCGCTTAACCCGTTTCAGCGATCGATAAAACCTTTCGATGTCCGGTAGGTGACCTTGCTCTGCCGCATCGCGCAAGATATCAACCATGATGCCGCTGGCTTGCTGCGTGGGGGCCTGGCCGCGAAGGACGTTTTTCGGATCTCCAGCTGCGTCCTGGGCAACTGCTCGATGGATATCGCGCTCATTTAACACCTGGGGCGGAAGCGGAGTGCCGCGGGCAATCTCGGGCTTCTGGCCGCCACTGGTCATCGCATCATATTGCAGTACCAAAAGCGACTGGCCATATTTCGTGAGGCGCTTCATATTGACATCGGTCGGGACCAGGACAAACGGCCGGCCCACGCCCTTGCGGTTGGTTTCAAGGTCCTGGTCAATCTGGTTGATCGAATTTTGCGGGCTGATTAGATCGCTGACCCCTGAGTCCGCCCAAAATCGTCCGGGAACGTATTGGTAATGAAATTCGGTTAAAGTGTAATACCATTTGCCGTCGACATCCATCGGGATTGGCAGGCGCTTGTGATTAAAACAAATCTGATCGCCGACCATGGCGGCATATACCCCGTGCGGATCTTGTTTTGTCGGTCGGATTTCCACTTCTTTGAAAACCACCAAATCCTCAGTATTGTTTTCGGCATCTGACACATCCAGGCCGTCACCCTTCCAGGGGCTCACGTTTGCCACCAGGGTAGCCAGGCGTTTTTCGTAATTAATTGTTGGGCCTTCCTGGCTGCCCTCGCCGACTTTAATATGGAATGTATCTTCGACCCATTCCCTGGGTTTCAGGCTTTTGATGCCCACATAGCGCTTGGCTCTGATTGTTTCGCCGTAATGATCCAGGGCGACGTTAAACGGGCTTATGTGCTGGCTCATTACATCGCCGGTAGATATCGGGACCCCTTGTTTGTCAATTGCCCAGGCGTCGTTTTCCATGGTCGTAAAGGTCCGGTCGAAAGCCGTGCCGCAAATCACCATCCAGATAATTTCTTTTTCCTTTTCGTCCAGGTGGGCCTCGTCGTTGGTGGCTTCGAGCCATCGAAGGAAGGTTTCGCCCATTTCCGCGGCCTCGGCATCGTCCTGGTCGTTGGAGTTGGGCCAAATACTGACCACAAAATCCTTATTGAGAATAAGCGACTTCATGGACCGAACATAGTCTCTGATGATATTTGACACCGGGGTAGGAATGTTGGCGTTGGGCATCACACGCTGAAACGTGAGCCCGGAGCGGATCCACTCGAACCACTGCTCGCCCATGTAATACAGGATATTACGGAACCATACCCTTTCAAGAATCTGCTGCGTCATGTTGCGCTGCGCGTCAAAAAGCCGTTCGGTGATCTCTTTAACCTTATCGTTTTCCATAATTTCCTCGATAGGACAAATTTGTCCTGGTTAAATACAGACCGACCGTACTCGGCTTGCAAATTATTTAACTATTTTTTTTTATCTGGCCTCCAACCGTGGTCAACGGCATTTAGTAAGCGTGCCTGGCGCTTGGCGTTTCTGAGCGTCATCTTGCGGCCCTTGACTCCGCCCGGGGTGCTAACCTTATATTGCCGGCGCCCGCCATAAACTTTTTTCAAGGGCATATCTGTTGTGATTGTTGCTGGCATCGCCTTACCTTTTTGTTGCGTTAACGATTATCAATGGATAATCGGCCTTTTGCGTTAACGGGTAAACGGTTATCGGTGAATAAACGGCTATTTGCGTTTACCCCCATAGATAGCCTATCACCCGGGGTGATACGGTATCCCCCCTACCTCAGGTCACCGGCAACCGGTCCGCCTGTTCTTTATCTTCCTTGCTGATGTCATATAACTGTTCAACGATTTCAACATCGGTCATCGGGCGCTTGCCCATGATATGCTGGCCAACGGCATAATCGTGAAAGTCCTTGGCCATAAACCGGTCCCGGAGGTCCTTGATCTCTGCTAAGTGCGCCTTGCGCTCGGCGCGCCAAACCGCGGCCATAATAACAAGAAATATGAAATAAATAACACTGATACCGCCGACCATTGCCCAGGTTGTTAAAACGTTCTCATAAATCATCGATATACTGTCCTTTTGTGTAGTGGTGTAGAATATCGTACAAATAATGTGCCGATAATCCAACCAATTTGACATAATCTTGCAATTCGTCCGGGACGGTTACCCGGTAGCCGTTCATTGTCCAAACCGCGTCTTTAACGATTAGACCTTTTGAACCCTGGTAGTTTTTTTGCGTCATCGGCCACCTCCGCCATTAAAGCTAATTCGTCCGTGCATCCAATACAAACAGAAAAAGAAACGGTCGATAAAAACGTGTGGCGATAACCACACTCCCGGCAAAATTCGCCTTCATTCATCAGGGGCACTACATAAAAGTTTCCCTGCAAGCGGCCTGGCTTAACACTGCAATGGCCAATGATAACCCCGTTTTTATTGACAACTTGCATTAGTCACCTTTTTCCCGCGGGCGATAATCCCAAACAATCCGGCAGGCCGCGCACTCGATCATTATTACGCCGGCCACCGGCTTTTCAGTTAATTTCGCATTGCAATTCGGACATCGTTTCATTAGCCCTCCATTTCCGCGATGCGCTCGCGGATTTCGTCAAGCTCGCCCCAAACTGTTTGATGTGACGGCTCCAGCTCTTTTCGCTTTTGCATATGGATATGGCGTTCAATAGTTCTTCGGATTTCATAGTCAGATAAAGTCAAAGGCCTGGCCATGGCAATATGACAGGCCTCGTCGTAGATGTGGTCTTCCTGATCGGTGTCGATATCCTCAATATTATCATCATCGGTGGCCAGCGCCGGGATCGTGCGTATAAACTGCGTGCAGCTTTGGTAAACGACCATCATCGGCATTTCATTAACGTCATCGGGTAGCTTCAAGCGCTCTCTAAATTGCCGGATCTTTAGCGCCCGGCTCGGATCCCCTGGCCGCATCTTAATGCCAAAGGCATGAAACACCTCGGCCGTCGACGGTCCCTGGCCGCCGCCCTGGTAATTTGGTTTTTTATTAAAACAAGTCGGATCGCATAACCGATCGGTAACGCGCTCGGTTAGTCCCCAGTTATGCTCGCGCTCTAAGATGCCTTCGGCAATCTTGGAATCCTCCATCCGGAGGCCTTCATTGGGTGTTTTGTTCCAGCCATACCATTCATGGCACCGATAGGCGCGGCCGTCGGAATCAACCCACCACCAACCAATCGAAAAAGGCGCGCCGTAACCCCAGTCAAAAGTCATATAGATTGGGACATAATCGGGCACCGGAAAGTCGGGTATTACATGCCGGTTCTGGCTCCAGAAAAAGGCCTGGCCGATAAAGACATCCCAGTCACCATCTATCCAGGCGCGCCGTAACATCGGATCTGAAATGGAAAGCAGGCGGTTGACATACTTCGGGTCGTTATCGCAAAGGATTTTGTTTTCTTTCAGAAAGGATGGAATAAAAACGCGGGTTTCCCCTTTGTCCTTAAAAACATCATAGGGCTTGATGCCCTCGGCTGCGCCGGCTGCGCCCAGTTTGAAAAACTCTTTAACCTGCATGTGGCCACTGCCGCCCGGGTTGCCGGTGCCGAACATATGGCAAGGCACGCCGTGCGGTGATCGTAAGCTGCCTATGAGCTTATCAACCATTTTGATAAAAAAGGGAAAGCTCGTACATTCATCGATGGATATTTCGGTAAACTGATGGCCAACCCAGTCATTGACCAGTTCCAACCGCATGATGGCTGCCAGGATGATCGCGGCGCCATTGTCGAACCGAACATGGTTGATTTGCTGATCGCCGCCAATACGCTCGGCGGGCAGGCCCTCTGCGATCAATTCATCGATGCGCCGGCGCAATTCGTTAAACTCTTTATATTTGCGGCGAACTACCAGGCCATTCCAGTGGATGCCGTATTTGTCGGCGCCTAACATCTGGCGCCCTAACAAACAGTCAGATTTGCCACCTCCGCGGGATCCTCCGAAGAAGGGGAAATCAACGGGACACTGAACCGCTCTAACCTGAGGACCCGCCTGGGGCACCCATAGCAGGGTCATCAGCACTCCCGTTGTTATCAGTATCAGTATCAGCCTTTTTGTCATTAGCAAGCGCCACTTTGATTTGTGCTTCCCATTCAGCGATTGTCAGCGGCCCGGAAGGCACGGCTACTAAGCCCTGGGTCTTGATCGGTTCACCGTCTTTGCCGGATATCTCAACGTGTTTTAATTTCTTCCAGCGCTCCGGGCGTCGGTTGCAAAGCCAATCCATGCAACCTTTAGCATCCGGAACCACGTGTTTGCGGACCCGCTTGGTAATCACCATGCGGGCTTTTAGCGGGACCCCTTCCCCGGTGTTAACCATCGCCGGCTCGCGGGTGGTTTCGGTAAACGCGTACCCGGTACAACGTTTATAGAACGCTCGTTCGACTTTTTCAGAATCAAAGCGGTCTTTACCGGCCTGCATCTTCGCTTTAAATTCCGGGTGGTCATGTTTCCATTCATTGATCGTTGACTTGGCTACGTTAAACAGGATGGCCAATTTGGCATCTGTAAACGGGCCTTCACTGCAGGCCACATAAGCCATGCGCGCGTAGTCTTCTTGATATTTCATCTTCGACCTCCAGGATAATCTTGTTTAAAGTTCGCAAACCGCTAAACAAGTTACCGTCGAATTTTATTTTCGAAACGTCGAATTTTAAATTCGACTATTCGGCTTGTTGCTGTCTTGCGCGCGCGGCGGCCTCGCGTTTTTTGCGCTGGCGTTCGGCTTCTTCTTGCTCTGTTTTCTCCAACTCTTTTAGTTGATAGGCTTGGGGGTTGCTTTTTTTGCGCTTTTTGCGCTTTGCCTCGGTTTCTTTTTTGGCATCACCATCATTTGAAAACCATGATTTAAATGCTTCGCGTATATTCACCGGTCGTTTCTCCTTAGTTTGTAAGTTAAATAATTATCTAAGTAGCTGCCCATCAGCATTTTTTTAGGCCTTATTGCCCTGCCCTGCCTCGTCAAACATAAATTGCGGAACGGGCTCCAGCTGGTTTTCTGGATACCAACGCGGCGCACCGACCCCGGTATCAATCAAATAAATATTGCCTTGGGAATGAAAGGCGATGGCCGCGCATGTGATATTTCCCATAATGCTGATATTTCTCACTCTTAAAAATTCGCCCAGGGGCCATTTGAATTCAATCGTCATCGCCGGATTGGGCAATTCGGGTGGCGGTGGGATCGGCGGTGGAATCGTGCCTGGAATCGGTTTAAACTCTGGATTTTTATTCGGATTAATTGCCATGGTTATTTGCTCCTACGCTGCGGGCTTAAACGGTTGATTAATCTTTTTGTAATTATCAATATATGGGTCATCATGTTGCTGCCTGCCAAAATCACCGGAATCCTGCGGCAAGATACCTTCGTAAATCACCGCATATTCTTTCCAGTGAGTCACCATATCGTGAACGTCATCAGGGTTAAATCCCTTCCATGCGGTAGCCAGT